TAATAAAATCAAAAACGTCTTGAATTTCTCTAAACAAAGTACCATATGCGATTTCTGAGGCAGTACTTTCAAAATTAGTACGTAAGTATGCAGAAGCTCCTCCTTCAATAGGTAATTCTTGTAATTTAATAAATTTTGTGCCATCAAATACTGTACTAGATATATGTTGTTCTTTTGTAGAATAATAATCATCGCCATATTTTGCAATCATTCCTATATCATATCTTTTATTTTCTCCCCAATTAACAAAAGAAGCACTTACACCTCCTATTCTAATAACAGCGTCGGCTTGTTTTTTAATAGGAGCAAAATATTTTATAGTTGGATCATTTCTATCATAACCTTTAATCGTAAAACCAGACGCCAATTTTTCTATAATTAATCCACTATAAGTTACTACATTTATAGGAGCACTTGTATTAAGAATTATATTATAATTTTCTTCAGGAACAAATACGTTACCAGTGTTTAAAGGAGTTCTACTATCTAATAACAATTTAAATTTATCTTTTTTAGTATAACCCCGAACTTTAAATGCTAATTGGTTAGTAATTTTTTTAACATTATTTCTGTAATTAGAGTAATTTGTTAATAAATCTGTTTCTACGTATTCGTAAATATAATTAACTAATCCTGCTGTAAGAATTTTATTTTCATCACTTACAGAATTTGGAAATTTAAGATCAGCTAATTTAATTCTAGATCCTGTATCTTTATATACAAGTTGTTTTGCAGTATTTCTTATAACTCTTGATCTGTCCCAAGCAATTGTAATAACATGACTAGGTTGATTTAACATCCAAGATGTTATAACAGCAAAACGATAATCTGAACTTCTTCGCCAAGCATTTTCTACTGGAGCGTGGTCGCCAAATTTAAATGGACTTCTAGTTAAATGAGCAACATATTCTTGTGAAAAATTACTATCGTGTGGACTTACTAAAAGTCCTGAAGAATTAACAGGTATATGTTTAAGTAAATCAGGTCTTTTATAATTTTCTTTAATTACAATATTTTTATTAGGTTCTCGAATAATTCCATCTTGTAAGTCTTGCCACAAAATTAAATTATCACTAGTATAAGGAGCCGCACCATAAACAGTATCAAACCAAGTTGGTTTTTCTGTAAAACCTAACATTTCCCAAGGATGGGTATGTGGTCTATCTGTATCATATGCTTGTTTATAAACGCCTCTCCACCAACCTAATAATGGTTTTTTATCATGGCTAGACATATTTCCATAATTAAAAACAAATGGATCACTACCATATGTTGTTTGATATGTGTTTTCTGTATAATCAATATTGCCTGTATAAGATAACCAATTAGTAAAATCTGTTAATAAAGATTTATTAATAGCATCTAAAGAATAATCTGTTTTTCTATAATGTCCTGGAATAAAATCATGAATATCAAATATTTCTTCATCATAAGCAACTTTAATATTATTATAGATTCGTTTTTCTAATTCTAATATTATATCATCTCTATAATCATTGAAAGCTACTTCTATACTACCATCATGTCCTTGAATTACATTCATTCCTGCCGCTGGTGTAACAACTGTAGTGTCAGCATATATTGCCGGCATAGTTTTAGGATATAAACCTAATTTAGATGGGGTTGCAGGAATATATGATCCGTTTGTTGTATCATATTCTACAATAATAAGTTTATCATCTTTTAGTAAAGTTGTTTTTATTTGAATGAAACCTTCACTGTTAAACACATAATCAGCACCATGCAATAACTGTATATCATTTTTATAAACTAATACAGACTTATCACTTAATTCACTTAATGAAAATACATTTGTTAATGCGTAATATGGATTGCCTGGATCTCCTACTGTAATTGATATTTTTTTAGAACCACCTGATCCTAACATATCAGTAAAATAAAAAGGCATACTTTTATTTTTATCTTTATTAATTCTTCGTAGAACTTCGTCAACCATATTAGCTGGTGTTCCGTCCATTCCTAAATCTTTAGCTTGTTCTAAAAATTGTCTTTTAAATTTACTGTATTCATTTTGAGAATATCTTATTGATTTAATTATGTTAGTTTCTTTATTGCAAAGATGATATATAGCAAGATTTGTTAATCCTGAATGTTGTAAAAATTTTCTACCATACTTAGAAATATTACCCAAGTCTCTTAAATTATTGCCACCTGGTGAAGTTCCTTCAAATCCCGGGACTTCTTCCACAATAGAATTAACATGGTCGCCTACTTGTCCAAGTGTAAATGTAGATATTTTGTTGTTTAATGGGTTAGATTCTAAATTTTTAGGAAATTCATAATATCCATTTGTATTTTTCTTTGTAGCACTTTTAGTTCTTAAAATAACTATATCACCTGCTGTTAAATCTTTTGTAAATCTAATATATGCAATACCATTAATTCTATTAATAGCATAATCAGTTGTTACTTTTTTAATTTTATGATTAACAAAAACTTTAACATCTAAATCATTTAGATCTCCACTTCTTTCATACACATCTACTGCAAAATCATTTACTTGCGTAGACACATCATATTGTCTAATAACTTTTTGACTAATTTTAACGTCAGCAGTTTCCCAACCAGATACAACTTCGAAAATAGTTAAATTAGAATATTTTCTTAATAAACCTGAATTAGTATTAACCGTTGTTAATTCATCTACTAATTGATAAGAAAATGTTTCATTTATTAAATTAAAATTAAAAACAATATCTCCCATATTAGTAACACTTTGATATGTTAATGGAAATCCTAGTTCTGTATCATTAGTTCCAGTTCCTTCTTTATAACTAAAAATTTTATTTCCTACAAAATTAGTACTTGAATATGTAGTTGTATCTGAATAACTAATACCATTGTCATCAAATAAATCAAATAATGGAGATTGATTTACTTTAGTTTTTGATTGTGTTATTTTCCATTTTGAACCATCATAATAATACATTTTACCAATGTTTGTTGTTCCATTTTTAATTAACACAACATCATTTGTAGTTGGTGTAGTATCTGTGGCTTCTTGAAGAGCAATTTGTTTTGTGGCAACGCCATTCGAAGTTATAGTTATAATTTTTACAGTATAAATTTTATTATTAACAGTTATATCTGTATCAGCAGTAAACAATACTCTCATACCATCTACAAGCAAAACGCCATCTGCATAATATCCAGTAGAACCTTCTATAGTTGACATTACGTCAGTTGTTGCTGTATCAATTAAATCAATACTATCTTTAGCTTTAGTTCCATATTGGTGTAATTTTAATCCTGCTTCAAACTCTATAATAGGACGTTTAGCTCTTAAACTTTCATCAAATGTAGGAATTTCTCCATTAACTTTTGCACTTTCTTCTATTACTGATTTATGGGTCCATCTATTATAACGTGACCAGGGATTTTTATCTAAAGATCCTTTATTAATTACAACATAATCTTTTGTAATTGCATAAGTTGTAGCTGTTCCAAAACCTACTCTATCAAAGTTTTGTGTATCAAAAGGAACTTCAAAAGTTTTAGAATAAATGCTTGTAATTTCTAAATCTTTTTCATTTATTAATTGAATAGCAGTACCTACTCCTTCTACATACCAATCGTCTGTTGCATATTTTGTAGGTGTTACATTACCAGTAAAATTAACTTTCATTCCATTTGAAAGTTCTGTTCCATCATTAAGAGTATAAGTTTTTTTACCTATAACATCTTTTTCTACATTTATGTAAGTATTTTCACTTATATTGTAAATTCTTAATTCACCAAATACATTAATATCATTACTTGCACCATAATATAATAAGTCTGGTGCTGATTCTGGAACTTGAAAAGCAACAAGACCCGATTCTATTTTTTGTGCTGAAACGCCATTAGTATAAAGATGATCATCACTTAATGATCTAACAGTTTTAATTGTAAAAGGTAAACCTGCTGTAGATATATCAAAAATATAAGTTTGACCTCTATATAATTTTAAATTTGGATTTTGAGTTAATCCATCAGGGGTAAACAAATACGCATAGCTATCTACATTATTTTTAACTTCTACAGTATAGGTGCTTGTAATATTTTGTTGTTGTCCAGCAATTGAAACAGTTAATGGACCATAAGGCATCCAATAGTATTCTCTAAAATTATAAAACTTATCCCAATCTATATGAGGAGACCAAGCATAAAATTCTTGTTTATTAAGAATACTATGATCATCAATATTACCGCCTAATGCTTTAACTTGATTAATATAGTCAATATAATCTTTATAAAAAACTGTTTGTTCTAAATCATCTTTAATTATTGTAGCAGGTTCTAATTTATAATTTTCTCTGTCCGTTGATACTTCAGGTACATAAACATCACTAGTAGTATGTGCTTTACTAGTCTTTCTACCATAAAAAGCAGTTAACTTTTGTACCGACCCGGGGGATAATAATTGATCTAAAGTACTATGAAGGAATTTTTCATTTACAGGTGTTCTAAAATATTTAGGCAAAAACTCAGACGTCTTACGTTGAGAGTTTGTTTCATCTCCTGTAGGTAATGGAAATTCTTTTTGATCTTTGTCGTATGCCATTAGTATCCACTTCCAGTGCTGGTCCCAGTTGTATTACTTGTCACTCCAGTACTGGTTGAGGATGTAGTTGACACAACTTTGCCAGATGCTTTAATTTTAGCCGCTGTCACGGCATCTATAATTTCAATATTATCTAACGTTGCTCCGCTAACAAAAATTTCATCGTTTTCAGATTTTACTTCGTATAAGCTACCAAAACTTTGAGATGATTCATTAGGAACAATGATGAAAGTTGAAATGTCTGGAGATAATTCATTCATAACATATGTACTCAATTCTGAAAAGTAAAATGTTTCGCCAAAATCCCAATTATCTAATGAAAAGAATTCTCCAATGGCTGTTAGCACTCTACTTTTAATATCACTATCATTTGTAACTTCTTCTGCATTTTTAACAATTTTAAAAGAAGCTTGTAAGTCTGTTTCAGATTGAGATCCAAATAATATTTTATATTTTACAGTATGATATATAATTTCATCACTAATAGATTTTATAGAATTAAGTTGTGTACTATAGCTAGTATACAATGCATCACTGCTAGGTGGTAAAGGTTTTGTAGTAATTGTACCATTCAACCATTGTCTAAAATTTGTATCAAATGTTTTAGTTACCATATACAAATCCATAATATTAGTTGAACTAGCATCTATCCTTGTATTACCATCTACAGTATGTACATACTGAAATTTAAGTTTATCTCTACCTACATGAACTTTATAATTAGTTGTGTCTGTAAGTGTATTATTAGTACCATTTACTATTTTAAACGCATCTACATCTATTAAGTAGATTATACTATCATCTGTATATGTACTATATGCTCCTATAGAACTATTGTTCTGTTTTACAAAAATATTTTCTGTAGTAGCATTAATATATCTCCATTCTTCTATATTATTAGAAGTATATTTTTTTTGAAAAATATATTTTGTTGAACTATTAATAGAAGGTGCAACAATATCATCAAATGCAGTTGGATTATCTACAATACCATCTTGATCTGAATCATAATGAGTTAATTCTATTTTTTTACTATCTACATAACCATCTGGATTTCTATATTCTTTTGTAATATCAAATGCAACTTCATTATTCAAAGGTGTTGTTACGTCTGGAGCAGTGTTTATGCTTAACACAGAAATTTTATCTTGTAAAATTTTTCCAGATTTGTAATCAAAATTTCTATCTGCACTATCATAAAAGAATCTAATTTCTTTATCACTTTCAAATACATTACGCATACCTCTTGACGTCATTGTATACGTTTCTCCATTATTAGTAAATTTAAGAAGCCAACTTGCATCTAATTGTGCATTACTAGTATCTCCTGTTTTACCTGTACTAAATGTACCATAAAGATTTAAATTATTTTCATCTATAAGTTTCCATTTTCTAGTTGTTAAATCATATCTTAATCCAAAAGTTTTATACGCAAATATTTGGTCAATTAGTTGTGTTTTAACATCTGAACTTAGATACTTGTTAAATTTAGGAATAATTTGTGTTAATATTGCAGTACTTGGTATAACATCATTAAATTTAATTGCACCTGAACCATCAGCAAGATCAGTTGTACCATCTGTAGAAACACTAACTACACCTGACCATTTATAAGTAGTTGCTCCTGCGTGGTCCGCCGCACCTGCCATTAATGTTCCATCAGACATAAAATGATATCCTTCTGGCGCTTCAAATTTACAAAGAGCACCTGCATCAATATATTTTAATTGACTTGCTGTATATGTTCCTACTTGATATTTTGTTGCATTTGCATCTTGTAAATTACCTGTGCTTTGATTTGTCGCTTTAGTTACTTGAGTCCATATCGGATTAATATCACTTAATAAAATTTTTGGAAATTTATCAGTATAAAAATTATAAACTCTTTTAGTTGATAAACCCGGTTCAATTGTATTAATAATATTTCCTTCAATATCTGTTCGAGTAGTAAAAGTAAATGTACCTAAATCGTCTATTTCTTGTTTATAAATTATTCCATCATTACCATATAAATTAGTATTACTGTATTTTCCAGTACTGTCAATTAAATCAAAATATCTAGATACACCACTTGATACTCTGTTTACTGATTTAATTTTTAAAATTTCTTGATTGACTGCCATTGGAGAAATATTATAATCTTCTCCTGTAATCATTCTATTTTGTGTATAATACGTAGAAGGTGCATTAGCACGAATGCTTGTATTTGTTTCACTTGCAGTTGAATTATCTACAGTATATTTCAAAGATAATGATATAGTTAATACTTCACTTTTTCCATTTTCACTAACATAATCAATATCTGCTTGAACATTTTGCATATCATCTGGTACTATTCTAAATGATCTATTATCACTTGTTCTGTAATAAACTTTAAATGTTCCTTGTGGTAAATTTCCAAATGTTCCATCAGAAAATTGTAATGTTACTCTATCATCTGTTTTAGTTATTGCAGAATAAATGTTTTTAATTGATTTAATCGTACTATTGTAAACTACATTATTTCCTTCTGTTGCAGAAAGTTTTGTCCAAAGAGTTTGTTCATTACCATTTGTATCTGTAGAATATAACCAAACATCTGTATCATTTATATTAATAGCATCAATATTAATTGCTTGATTTGAACTAGGAGTAGTTACACTAAAATTACCTAAGTCTAATACACCTTGTCTAAAATGCATAAAAAATCCAGTATTATTACTACCACTACCTCTACCATCATCTCTATGAATCATAGATACCGCTCTGCCGGATAATGGAGCTTCTTCTATTATAGATGACTCTTCTGTAGTAGTTGATACTATTTCAAAATCAGCATTTCTTCCATCTACATTTTTTGAATAATTAAAAACTGGAACTTCAAGTCCTATAGAATTTAATCTATATGTATTTGTAGGTATACTATCTATTGTATCTTTTTTAACTGGCTTTCCAAATTTTTCATTAACTGGTAATGCAGAATTTAAAACTTTTATAAATTGTTCATACCAATTAGTATTACTAGGATCATTCCACGTAACAGTTTGTCCTGACAAATTTAAGTTATTACTATCTACAATAGCTTCTGTAGTACTAATTGCATCTATTTTAAGAATTCCATTTGCCGCTTGATTTCTTCTAGCATTATAACTTAATAATCTAGCTAATCTTAAAACTGATTCTCTACGTTCAGCTAGTTCTAAAAAGTTTTCTCTTGCATTTAAATCTATTCTAAAAGCAATATTTTGACCTAAGAAAGCAATCATATCTACTAACGCAAGATATTCACTTGATTCAATATAATCGTTAAAGTCTTCTGGATAATTTTGTCTTAAGTAATTAATAAGAGTTCTACGAATTGTATCAAAATCGTAACTTTTAAACTCTGCATTTCTAAAAGACTGATAAACTCTCTGCCAATCTTCTGTTAATAATAATCTATTTTGTCTATTTGTAGATGACATTATTTTCCTTTGGGTCTAACAACCGTATGGACAGTTCCATCGGTATGGGTTATTGTCGTAATAATATAACTATTCGACTGTGAGTATACAAAACTTGCTATCATTGTTTTATCCTTCTATACATATTTATTTGCGTTAATTAACTACTCTGTTAATTTATTAATCCAGCTTCCTCATCAAATTTTAATCTCATTGATTCAGTTATATTGTAAGGAAGATACGTTAAATCACACTCAATTTGTAGTCCACTTTCATATTGAGTTACTACTACATCATTAACTTGCACTCTTGGATCATAATTGATTATTTCAGTAACATTTTTTGTTAGTGCTTCTTTTAATTCATCCGTTAATGGCTCATGAAGTGCGTCCCAAATTATTGTTCCAAACTCTGGATTTTCTAATTTTTCCCCTTGACTAATATGGAAATGATTAATTATATCTTGTTTAATTAAAGCAATATCATGAAGTGTAAAACTAGTATTATCTGAATTAGCCGTACTAATTCCTTTATAAGATCTCTGAGTAGGTGGAACCTTATTTTTAGTATTAGATTTAACTTCTATTTGTTTATACAATGCTTTTTCTTTTGTGCTCATATAATTATTTAACCTTCAAATTAACCTGTGAATACATCAGGTGATCCTTGTGAAGTATCCGGTCCACAATGCGGTGGAATAGGACACAATGCATCTGCTGAAGCAGAATCTGGTGCATTATGCACCACTAATTTGTTATTAGCGTAAACCTTATTACTTGTTGCTGTTAAAGAACCTCCACCATGACTGTTTGGGTCACCATCAACTGATACTAATAAAGTATTAGCAAATACAGTTGTATTACCTGCAACAATTGTTGATGCTCCACATACACGTGAATCTGTATCTCTATGTACTGGTATAGTCATAATATTAAGTCCTTGCGTTTTTAAATGTATCTGGTATTGGTGTAAGTTCCAGATCATTTTTAACTGTTTCTGTTTTATCTCTATCTGTTAATGCACTTTTAAATGCTACAGGGTTTAAATTTTCGTGTTGTGTCCACGGCTCGTGCTGTGGTGAACGTTGTGCTAATATAGGTGAGTCTTCATGTCCGGGTAATTTATGTGTAGGAAGTTCTACAGCCTGTATGGCTTCAGACGCCGCAGGCCCATTCATATGTATATTTGGAGCAGTTTCTATATGATCGCCCCCTGATTTAAAATTACTTGCCCCACCTGCCGTTAATTTATGTTCACCAGTTGTATTAATTTCTAAATTTCCTGTTGTTGTAATATATGTTCCTTCGCCTACTACTAAACTTGTTTTTGAAGACGATTCAATTTGAATTTTTCCTTTTGTATCTTTTTCAGCAGTAGTTTGTCCACTTGCTTTAATGTTTATATTTCCTCCTGCTTCCATAGTAATATCTCTATCTGCTGTTAAGTTAAAATCATTTTTTGTATGAAAACTTATACTATCTTCTGCATATACATCTACTTTCCCATCAGAACTTAATTCTACCCAAGAAGTTCCTTTTGCATTACCTATATAAATTAAATCTTCTGAGTTATGAAATAAAAGTTGATGTCCAGTTCTAGTTTTAATTCTTACTAATTCATTATGAGGTACATCTAATTCTCCACCTCTTTCCGCTAATTCTTTATTATAATAATCTGATGGCCCTTCACTTGCTTTTGTTTTTCTAACAAATTTATCATCACCATCATCCATCACAAAAGTACTTCCACCTAATCTAATATGAGGTAAATCTGTAAAACTAGTTGCGTTTTTATCTATTGGTCCTGGTGTACTAATTCCAAATACAGAAGAAGGAACTTCTCTTCTAGCACTACTTGTTGTTATTCCTCTTGTTTCATCTGCTACTAATCCTTGAGTGTTTAAAACTGTTTGCAAGTCTTCATTAACAGGTTTTTTTAAATTTACCATATTTGCTATACTAGTTGTTTTAGTAGACCAACGAATTTTATTATGTTCTACAACAGGTAATTTTGAATTAGAACTTGCTGTACCTGGAGGACCATCTAGTTTTTTATCTAAATTAGAAGTTGCCGCATTTCCGGGCACCATAAAATTCATTAATTCTTGCTGAACACACCCAAACCAATATGCTTTGTTAATATGACCTTCTACAAATATAACCATAACAATATTTCCAATGTCAGGTGGAACAAACCACATTCCATAACTTTGTTGACTATATTTTTGACCTATATTATTAGATACAGCATTAATAGATGTTGCACCATAAAAAGGATACAAATATTTTGCTAATACTCTTTGTCCAGTAGCTTGAGCTGTATTTCCTGGTCCTGTACTTTTTAATAATTCTACTTCAAGAGATCCACCATATTTAGGATCTAAAACATTTCTGACAATGGCCTCATACGGACCCGGCTCTTGTTTTGGATTTATTTTCAGTGATGATCTTTTTGCTACACCCATATTTTAACTTCCGTCCTAAGGAACATGGTCATCCATTCCTTCATTAAATATGTAACCATTATCGTCTATTTTACTGATTGATTTGTCTGCCGCCACATTTGTTCTCTTACCTTCTTCTGCACCTGGTTGATTATTAACTCTTAACATTGATAATACTTGTACAAACTTTCCTGATACAAACTCATTTTTAACGAACCATATTCTATATAAACCACTAAACTGTCCTATTTTTTCAGAAGACTTATTTTGAGCCTGGATCGAAGGAAAAGCCATTTTACTACCTTCATAATCATAAGGTGTTCTAAAATTTAATAAACACATAACTTGAGATCTTGTAAAATCGGCATTACCATCACTATCCATAAATGCTGAAACATTTCCTTTGTCATCTGTTTTATAAGGTGCGGCAATATAATTACCAAGTCCACTATTAGGCATCCAATAAGGATCGCCCATTATAGTTAATTCACAAGATACTAAATCAACATTACTATTAACAATTACATTATTATAATGTCTTGCAATTCTTATAAAAGGATTCTCATCTTTTGATCCAAAACCTTCATTCACGTTTCCTCCTTCTGCGGCACTT